ATGACCGATTTTGACTGGCATAGCGATCAGATAACGAACGAAACAGTGGTAACCGAACGCTATCGGAATACCCAAAACGTTCGCAGATTTATGGCTGATGCCTGCGGGCCCGGTTTCAAGTTCGACCGTGAGTTCATGGCTTGGATAAAAGACGGAACACCGAAAACTATGGGGCAGGTAGCGTGCGAGTGGCTGCGGCGACTTGGACAGTGAAAAGCCGAGGGAGCGAAATGCACTGAGATGGCGGAAGGCAGTGGGAGTCGAACTCGTTTTTAAAGCTTGCAGTGATTGGCAGTCTTCGGCTTTGCTAGCGTTGACGGCCTAGCTTGGGTGCATTGATCTGCTCTATCCGGCATTGATTTCGACACTTGTTCGACACTTGTTCGACACGTTCCATAAATATGGTGCGGGGTAGAGCAACGCTCAACTACTTATTGTTAACATTTAGAGGTCAGAATAAAAACGTTCATCACAATTTGAGATGTCTTATGGGGTAAATGGAATTGCTTAATAACAGAGAGATAGCTTTTGCTATCTGGTTTTCGCTACTCGTGATGTGGCTTCTCTCAAACAAAGAAATTCGCTCCGCTTTTGGTTCTGTTTTGGACTGCTTTTTCAAGAAAGTGATCATCATTCCTTTCTCACTGCTCGTCTTTCATGCCTTAGCATCTGTATGGCTTTTGAGCGAAATGGGTATATGGGATCTAAGCCAGACAAAGAATACTGTTTTTTGGTTTTTCAGCGTGGCAGCAGTATCTCTCTTTCGTCTTAACAAAATCGCGGATGATCCTCACTATTTTAAGAATGCTATCAAAGATAACCTTAAAATAATTGTGCTTCTTCAGTTTTTGGTTTCGTTCTATACATTCAATATATTTGTTGAGCTTATTTTCGTTCCTTTTATGGCGCTTTTAGGTGGGCTATTAGCTGTCTCGCAAAAAGATGAAAAACATTCACTTGTGCACGGCATATTAAATAAGTTACTTGAAGTTGTGGGTCTGGCAATTATCGTCTATGCGGCATATAGGATGGTTCGTGATTTCCAATATTTTGCACAGTTTCAGACGTTCTTGGATCTGGCTGTGCCAATTTCTTTGTCGATACTGTTGTTGCCTCTAATCTATCTGTTTCATGTTTACATGGTTTATGAGCTTGTTTTTGTTGGTATGCAATTTTCTATCAAAGACGAAAAGGTGCGCACCTACGCTAAAAGAAGTGCATTTCTCAAATACAAACTGAACGTGCTGACATTGAGACGATGGGCAGATGCGCTTAGCCGAGAAAATGTTGTCGATTCCAGTGATGTGGATGAGGTACATAAAGAAATAGCCCGATTGGAAGCAGAAGAAAAGAATCCACCGGAAGTGTCATTTGACCAAGGGTGGTCGCCGTACAAAATAGCCCCAGCCTTAGAATGCGCAGATCTAAACGTCGGTCATTACAAAAAGCTTTATCAAAACCAATGGTTTGCTAGCTCTCCATACATAAAAATTGGAGAAGGCTTTATGGCAAATACAATCGCTTATTATATCGAAGGCGACATCGCGGCGGTAAAACAGCTAAAGCTGAAAGTTGATATCAGTGAGCCAGAGAAGTCTGCTGAAACCCGCCAATTTCTATGTGATCTCGCAGCCCTATTACACTTGCAAGCGCTTGGGGTTGAAATGGGGAAGGGGTTTAAGAACGCGATAATTAAAGGATTTAACAAAGAAGGTCGTATTAACACCAAGATGGTTAGGGTTTCTACCGATTCCTGGCCTAATAACCGAGGTTATGATATTGAATTCACTATTTCTAATTTTTAGCTGTGCGACCAAGCTACTTTACTGTGGTGTCTTTGCTCTATATTAATATTTATCTGTCTGGATGTTTAGTTGCATGGACTTAATTACATGGTCGGATGACGTGCCACGTTTTTTGGGCTCGTCTTGGGCATGCTTAGGGAAATGTGGCTCGGTGGCGGTTTCGTCTATTTTTGCAGTAGTGATTAAGAGGGTGGCGATAGCAAGAGCGGTAACCATAAATATAGATATAACCTAAATCACAAGTGCGAACATGACGGTGCCTCCTAAATAATACCGCGCGAGTTCAATCCGCGCTGGGGTGACTTAGGCCTCGTCGTAGGCCGGGCTGGTCTGTCCGATCTCCGGGGCGATCTGGCCGCTGGCCAGCCATAGGGCGTACTGGGGGTGGATTTTCACCAGGACGTCTATCTCGTCCGCACTTAAGGAAAAGGGCACAGATTTATTTTTGGGCTTTTCGTCCTATGAGGAAGCACGGGAAATGGCGGAAGGCAGTGGGAGTCGAACCCACCCGGGAACGGCTGCCGCCCCCAACCGGGTTTGAAGCCCGGCCGCACCACCGGGTGCGATTGCCTTCCTCATTGATCTACAAGGAGTTTTCCTAGCTTAGCGGCTGCTGTGACAGGGGAGTGTCGAAGAAGTGTCGAAATTCCCGAGCGGGGCCGAATGCCAGTACATCTTGCAGGTGATCAGGCGCGAGGTGAGCGTACCGCATAGTCATTGCCAATGACGAGTGACCCAGGATCTTCTGCAAGGTCAGGATGTTGCCACCGTTAGCGATGAAGTGTGACGCGAAGGTATGCCGTAGAACATGAGACTTCTGTCCTGCTGGCAGATTGAGCCCAGCACGAGCGACAGCATCATCAAACCGATCACGGCAATTGCTAAACGCACCATGTTCGCGAAGATGAGCGCGGATGCGGTCTGCCAACTTCGGATCGATTGGCACGATACGTCGCCGCTTTGACTTGGTGTTCACGAACTGGAGCGCTCCGTCAGCAACCCGGCTCACTGTCAATCCTTGAGCCTCACCCCACCGACACCCTGTAACAAGGCAGATCATCGCAATCAGCTCGACGTGTGGATGTCTCATGTTCCGCATTACACCGAAAAGCTGATCAATCTGACTGGTGTCGAGGTAGGACAATTCTCGCTCTTGCACTCGGATCGCACGGAGTAGGGCAAGTGGGTTCTGATAGTCGATTTCACCGAGACGGCGCAGCTCATTGAACATAGCCCGCAGGTAGGACAGTTCGTTATTGAGAGTCTTCGGACTGATCCCTGACGCAATACGTTTGGCCCGATATTCGGCGAAGTCGGTAGCAGTCAGCGTGATAGCAATAGGGTTCTTTAGGCGTTCAACCATCCGATCCATGATGACGCGGCGTCCCGCATAGTCTGAGAGCGACCCACCGTGCAATCGACCCCAGCAATCCACCAGTTCGGACAGGCGACGACGATCCGTCGGTTTTGGTGACCATTTCGGGCTTTCGATTAGCTTTGATCGGCATGTCGCTTCGAACCGCTGGGCTTCGCCCTTGGTCTTGAACGTTTTGCGGAACCGCTTGCCCTTGATCGGCTCAACATCGACCCGCCAGCGTCCATCAGGTAGTGCGAGGATTGCCATCAGACAGCACGCCCCCAACGGACGTGTCGTTCCTCCAGCAACGCCTTGATGTGCTTGTATAGATCACGCTCGCTCATATCCTTGGCGGCGTAGTGATCACGGATAACAGGCCAGCATTCCCACTCGTGCAATCGGGCAAATGCCTGCTTAGCGCCCACCCGCTCCCTTGCTAATAGGCTTACGAAGTTTCCCAGGAATAGCTCAACGTTCTTGCCGCTGAATCCTCGACTGGTCTTGTAGTAGCGCTTGTACTGCGTCTCATCGACCAGGGAGTCGACCGGCAGATCGACTTTTGCGTCGTCACGCATCAGCGTCCAGATCGGCTCGAAGTAGCCAGGGCGAGCGATCAGCTTGAATTGGCTCAGGCCGTAACGCCACAGGCCGTCCAAATGGGCCGAGAAAGCAGCGAAGGAGTCTGTGTCGATAGCCTTGCCGGTCTTCGCATTGATAGACCCGCTGGCGAACTGCTGGATGACCGAATGGTGGTAGCGCAGCTCGACACGCCACACGTCTGCCTTGGGATCGTAGTTGTCGGGATCGGCCAAATCGAACGAGTCGCGACGACGCCAGACACTTTCCCAAAAGTCGAGCTTATCGGTAGCGCGGGCCTGTTCAGTCTTGTTGTAGATGCAGAGCTGAACGCCACCGGCAGAGCCGAACATCGACGTTTCACCACGCCCGTAAACGCTCGACTTGGTTGCCCAGTTGATTTCATTGATGCCCGAGATATCGCGGTGCGTCCGAGCGCGACAGTGCAAGCGCGCTACCATGTTCGCTGGAGGCGTCCAGCCTTGCAGATCCAGCGCAAGGTGAACGGCACATTGATTGCGTTCCCGATGGGTCAGGACTGCTGCAGCGTAATAATCCATGCGCTCTTGCAGGCGCTCAGGCGACAGCGTGTCGATGGCGTGGGGCGACACCTCGATTTTTAGGTGCGGTCCGATGCTTTCTAGCTTGGCGTTGAAGTTCTTGATGAGCAGGATGAATCCGAGATCAGCGTTCTGGAGCTTGTACTGGTAGCCCGAATCACGACCTACTCGACCGGAGTGCCAGATCTGTCCAGCGAACTCGACCAGAGCACCTGGTTTGTCGAACAGCACCATGATTTCCGGTCGGATCAGCCCGCGATACAACTGGCGGACAGTATCGACACCGCAACGCAGTAACCGAATTTTGGACAGATCGGTGATGGCTGCTGTGCCTGGATCAACAAACAAACGCCCATGCTCTGTCGGGTTGCCCGTTTGATGATCCATTCTCGCTTGGTCTTTAACGCTCATTCTCGAAATCCCCAACAATGTCCATTAACGGACGGTTTCAACTCGTTTTATCTGACGTGTTACAGGGACGTCAGCGCGCGCGCTTGCCCGCCGGCTCGTGCCTCGCCGTGCGTGCCAAGGACGCGCTGACGGTCTTCACCACAGGAACTCCCCTTTCTCATAGGGCACGCGAGTGAACCGGGTGCCCTGGGGTTCGTTCTGGTTCTGGCGTGGCTGTGCAACCGGCTGCGTTACCGGTAGCTGGTTGTTGCGGTTCTGGTCCTGCATCGAGCCTCGGTCGGGCTTCGTCGGGTCGAAGTAGCCGTTCTGCACGACCGACAGGCAGAACTCGAACGACACCTGTAGCAACGTGCCTTGCTGGGTATTACAGCGGCACCCGGTCAGCCCATCATCGGTGTCGGCGATGCTCATTCGCCGTCGGTTGCGGCTGATCAGCTCTCGGTCAGTGGTGGCGATGCAGATGGGCTTGGGGAACGATTGCGGGGTGTTCAGCTGGTCATAGATCGGCGCGGAGCCGGGCACATCCTGAATCCGAGGCACACGCGAGCCGAGATACTGCTCAAGCGTTTGCGGCTGTTCTGCGCCTTGGTTGCCGATGGGGTTGATGAAGGACCCCACCGTGTTTTTGACCTGATCGACCATGCTTTCAGACTCAAGCTGCGCGCCGATCTGGTCTGCCGCTTCCGGCGCGGTCTTCTCCTGTTCGTAGCGCGCATAGGCGCGATACACCAGAAAGCCCGCCCCGATGATCACCGCCGCGGCCAACAGGAACTTGGTCGGCACCTTGGTCTGAAAGTGATGCTTGGCGTTCGTACTGGTGTAGGCGCCGAAGTACTTTTTATCGAGCCGGAGCGATTTCTTGTCGGCATCCTTGAAGCTGGATTTCACCTCGACCTTTTCCACCACCACTTCCGACTCGAAGCGCAGCAGTTGGGAGGATTTGAAGACGCGCCAGTAATGAATGTGCGAGTTGCACAGCCGGCGAAGGTGAACATCGAGGTAGCGCGGGTCCTGGGTGACCAGATGCACTTCGTGGCCCTGGTGGCGCATGGTCTCGAAGCTGGTGATGTGCTCGGGTGGCCGTGCCCTGGGATCGCGTGAGCCAAACCAGCCTTGGGCCTCATCGACCACGATGATCGCGTCGGCCGGAAGCTCGAACCACTTTTCGGGATCTTCAAACACGAACCAGCTGGCTTTCAGCTGTTCGGGTTTGAGGCCATTGATGTTGTGGTAATAGACGACGCGCCCGTGGGCATGGGCGCTCTGATCGACTTCGCGGATGGTGTTGAGGGTCTTGCCGTGCCCCGGCTTACCCGTGCGGATAATGAGCATGGGATCAGGCCGTGAAGTTGGTGACGTTGCCGAGCTTGGTCCGGCGATCGGCAAGCTTGTCGATGCCGACCAGCACGAGTCGTGTGGTGATGGCGGCGAAGTACATGTTCAGCGCCACATCGATCTTTGCCAGTCCCAGGATCATCTGTATCGACTGGGCTACGTTGCCCATGTTGGCGAGCATGTAGTCCTTCGCTTGGCCGATGACGAAGTTGATGCCGAGGTAGCTGACCATGCCGATGCCAAGCACCCGAAGGACCATCATCACCAGCGGTTTGACGATCATCACGGCGAGCATGGCGAGGTAGTAAAAGTGCATCAGGCACCTCCAAAGGCACGGCCCACATAAAGGGCGCAGAACATTGCGGTGAAGGCGACGATCAGCCAGGACATGTCCGTAGCTGCTCGGCACAGAGGTTCGTATTGGATTTGCAGGGTGCGGCCACCACTTGAGCGAAGGTTCATGCTCTCGGGTGTCGGGCAACCGGACGGCAGGAAGCGCCCGGCATCGTTTATAAAGCTCGGGGCGTTGACCTCAGCTTCTTTCAGCTCGAACTCTTCGCCCTGGAAAAGCCCTTTGATATCGGTTTTTTTCTTCTCGAAGTCGGCCTGTTCTTCGGCGTGGCAGCGCATCTGTTTCTGCTGCTTGAGGATGGCGCACTGGACTGCATCACCCTTGCAGCTGATCTGCGCATCACAGGCTTCCCCGGTTACGCCGGGCTTTACGCACTTATCTGGATCGGTGGCAGGGTCGCATTGACCATCACCTTCGCCTTCGCCAGAACCATCCCCTTCACCGTCTCCGTCGCCTTCTCCGTCCCCTGAGCCATCCCCATCACCGCTTCCATCGCCATCACCAGATCCGTCGCCATCGCCATCGCCATCGCCTGGATCATCGGGATCGGTCGGGTCTTCCGGGTCGGGGTTTTCCGCGTCATCGCAACCGCCCACCTCAACCTCGGGATCACAGGCTTTCGGTGGTTCCTTGCTGCAGAACGTGCCGTTCCAGACGTAGCCGTCAGGACAAGCGTTGTCGGGATCTGGCGTCGGGGTATCGTCGGGATTGGTGGTGTCGCTAGTGCCAGCAGGCGCGGTGCGTGTCGGTTCGCCTCCCGTGCATTCCAGTCCGGCGCTTTTGTACTCGTAGGAGCCAAACACGCCCGGAGGATTGCCGCTGGTGTAGGCGTAGACGTTGGTTGGGGCGGAGAAGCCCCAGGTGTACTGGCAACTGTTGGCACAGACGCTGCCAGGAGGCTCGGTCGAGGGTTGACCGACAGCAGCCTTGATCAGGTGCTGATGAAGAATGGTCTGGCCGTTGGTGGCTTCGCAGGCGTTTGGCGGAGCAACACATTGGCCAGCGGAAGGATCATACGTTGATCCATCAGTACACTGAGTGCCGCCACGAAAAACCGGAAAGCTAGCAGTTGTAGTTGAGCCATTAGAGGGATAGCTAAGTTTGAGCGAACAACTAAATAGAGTGTCCGAAACCCTAGAAGCCGAATTGCCAGTAACTTGCCAACCATCAAGGCCGCCATCATATGCGCCGGCAATAGCTGAACAAGCAGCAGGGGCAGAAGGATAATGATTACTGCGAATATCTATCTTATGAGGATATTCGCTAGAAGTGGAATACCAGTAATAATCTTCCGCACTGGCGGAAGAATGCCAAAGGGTCGACACCAAAACTATAAATACAAACCTAACCATACCTACACCCGCCCAAAAAACACGAGATAGAACGCCAGGGTGGTCAGGATCAGGACGTACAGTTGGTAACTCATTGGCGTTCCCTCGGAAGTGAAAACCCCGCCGGAGCGGGGTTTGTTTGCTTCGGCACGTGCGGTGCGCAACCCCGGCTTACAGGGCGCGGCGCATGTACTTGAACGCCATGGCGGCGATGATCACGGCGAACACGGCCCAGCCGATGGTGCCGACATCAGTGCCGGCCTCATCGAGTGCGCCGGTCGCTTCCGGGGGAACAGCGGCGTAGACGGTGCCAGCCAGGGTGGAGAGCGCGGCGGCAGCGCCAACGCCGATTTTCTTGATGAAGTGCTTGTTCAGTTGCATGGGTGATACCTCACTGTTTCAGGACTTTTTTGAGGACCAGGAAGCCGAACACGGTGGCGAATAGAACAATCGCTTCGCCCTGTAGCTCGGTGACCTGATCCCAGGTAAGCGCAGCGCCGTAGAGGCTCTGCATTTCCTCGACCGTGAGGGCGACCAACGACCCGGAGCAGACGGGTGTGCCGTCAGCGCCTTGCAGCCAGTCACCGTCACAGGCGAGGAAATTCATGCACCGGCCTCAAGGAGGTCGGCGGCTTGTTCGAGGGGTTCGCAGTCGGGGCAGACGGCGAAATGGGGCGGCAACCGCAGATCGGGCAGCAGATCGCTTTGCGGTGCAGGCAGGCTCATGAGCTTGCCCATGTCGTTGCCGCAGCAGTCGCAGATAACGCGGTCACCGATCAGCATGGTCCGCCCCTCCCGTTAGTTGGCTTTGGCCGGATCGGCTGGTTTGTTCGGAGTCGGCTGAGCAGCAGCGCGGTTCGGCTCGGTGCCGTTGCGTGGTTTCACGGCTTCAAGCTGCAGGGCTAGGTTCTTGCCCTTGTTCTGGCCGCCACGGGCAATCTCGAAGTGGATGCGCACCAGTTGCAGCGGCTCGAAGTGGGCACCGGCTGCGAAGATTTCATCAGCTACTTCGTCCGCTGCTGCCATGCCGATGATGGAAAGGCCGTGTTCGGTCTTGCCGTCTGGTTCGTCGCCGTAGAAGACCTTGATGTATTTCTGGCCAGCTTCACCGTCGAAGCGTTGAGTGCCGAGAAATGCAACTTCCATAGTCGAACGTGCCATCTGTGTTTCCTCTCTCTAGTTGCGCTTGATTGCGCGTCTTCGCTTTTTGCAGGCCGAGCGATCCCGAGCAGACGAACTTCTAAAATTCGCCACTGCTGGTTTGTTACTTGGCCTACTGGTTAAAACTTCGCGTCGCGGTTGCCTGTTAGTTGGTTAACACCAAGGGCTTTGCCCTTGTCATCCCACTCTTGCCGCCGAGGGCTCGGGAGCGCGGGGCGGAGAAGCTGCCCCACACTCACGAGCGGAGGCTTTTTCTGTTCGTGCAGGGTCAAGGGTTCGCTCCGCCCGTGCTTCCGTTTGTCCGAACGATGAAGCGTGTTCAGACAAGCCGGGAGCGCGGCCCTGGACCTGATCGAGTCCGAGTAGGGGCATGCTGGTTAAAAGCGCACCGATGGCGACAACCGTCAGGAATTGGCTGAACACCAGCATCGCGACGAGGGAGTTCATTGGCTCAGGCCTCCAGCTCGAACGGCTCGTGGATCGGCACGTAGGGCGTTGGCTTGCCCGTATCGAGTGCAACGCTCCAATACTTCGGCGGTCGGGGCGATGGCGTGTGCTTCTCGCAGGTAGAAGCCGGTATCACCGCCCATTCCGAGGCCAGGACTGTCCAGACACCATCGATCTTGCCCATCCGTGTTGTGCGAGTCGGCACCACAGACGCGGGGCGGCATTGGGCGCAGGGTGTGGACCGGCAAGGATCGGGCTTGGCCATTGCGCGCTTGGACCAGCAGACAGAGCAAGCGCAGTGCTCGGGGTGTGGCAGGCGCAGGTAGTTCGCTAGCTGGCTCATCGGCTGGCTGCTCCGCTTGAGGCTCTACCGCAGACCGGCTGCGCTTGAGCGCGATCAGGTACGGCATTACCGGACCCACGTTCTTAGTCGAAGGGAAAGGCTTACCGCCGTGCTCGGAGGCGTTCATAAGCAGGTCAGAAAGGAGGTCACCCTGCTCTGAGGTGATGACACCGAGATCCACCAGGGCGCGGATCTGGCCTTGAGCCGTACCAAACACAGCCCAGTAGCGACCGCACGAGGCGTCCGGCAAAGCACAACGGACCGTCACCAGCGTGTGCAGCAGGGAGCTAAGCGCTAGGTTCAGTTGGATATTCATGCGTCGAACTCCTTATCCATAAGCTGCTTGGTCAGAAGTGCTACGTTGACCATCACGTATTTCCCGACCTTGTGAGACGGGATGTAGCCTTGGCGAATCCAGCCCCACACCACGTCATGCTCGTCAGTCATGCGAATCCAATCCGCGAACTCACGCCAAGGCATCACCGGGGGCGGGCTTAGCAGGTCTTTAAGCGAGAGGTTGATTCCTTCCAT